AGAAACGCAAGACGAAGAGTCTAATGAAGAAACCAATGAGGAACAGTCCGAAGAAGATGAAGAATCTGATGAAGAGGAACAGCCACAGGTCTACACCGTCAAGGTTGACGGTAAAGAGATTGAGGTGACGCTGGACGAGCTTCAGAAGGGTTATTCAAGGACTCAGGACTACACACGAAAGACGCAACAGATCGCTGAAACCCGTAAACAGGTTGAAGCTGAAGCTGCTGCTATTCGTGCCGAGCGTGAACAGTACGCTCAATTGTTGGGAGCATTGCAACAGCAACTAGAGTCTGCTGCCGAGCCACAAGTCGATTTGGAGCGTCTTTATAACGAAGACCCTATCGAGTGGGTTCGTCAGCGAGAGTTGTTGCGTGACAAGCAGGAAAAACTCGCGGCGATTCAGTCTGAACAGCAGCGACTTTCTCAATTGACACAGCAACAACGCATGGAAGAGATGAAAGCCAAACTTGCTCAAGAGCAAGAGGCATTAGTCGCTGCGATACCTGAATGGAAAGATTCCAAGAAGGCTAAAGCAGAAAAAGCCATGTTGATTGAGTTCGGTCAAAAGGTCGGTTACTCAGAAGAAGAACTCAAGAATGTGTTTGACCATCGTGCCGTTTTGACTCTGCGTAAAGCAGCGTTGTACGACCAGATGATGTCCAAGCGTGGACAGATCAAACCAGTTGTGAACAATGGTCCTCGACCAGCCAAGCCTAGTGCAGCAGGTCGTGTCTCTCCAACAAGTGAAGCTACCCGCGCAAAACAGCGTCTTGCAAAAACTGGTCGCGTTGATGACGCGGCTTCCGCAATTGCACTTCTTTTGAAATGAGGCACTTAAATGGCTATCGTAACTAACACCTTTACCACCTTTGATGCCAAAGGCATCCGTGAAGACCTGTCAAATGTCATCACCAACATCGCTCCTGAAGAAACCCCCTTCATGAGCAACATCGGTCGTGAGTCAGTCAGCAACTCTTTGTATGAGTGGCAGACCGACACATTGGCTGCTGCCGCTGCTAACAAGCAGTTGGAAGGCGATGATGTGACATCGTTTGACGCTGTGACTGCAACTGTGCGTTTGCAAAACTACGCTCAGATCAGCCGCAAGACCATCGTTTTGTCAGCTACTGAAGAAGTAGTAAATAAAGCAGGCCGCCGCAGTGAACTTGCATACCAAATAGCTAAGAGAGGCAGCGAGCTAAAGCGCGACCAAGAATTCACCATGTTGAATGGTGCTGTGGCTGCTGCTGGCAACACCACTACTGCTCGCGGTACTGCTTCGTTGCAAGCCTTCATCAAGACTAACTACGATATGCAGACCAACGGTGCTAACCCATCGTACACAACTCTGCCTAACAGCGCCCGTACTGACGGCAATGTGCGTACCTTCACCGAAACCATCTTGAAGAATGTTATTCAACAAGTGTGGACTGCTGGCGGTACTCCCAAAATCTTGATGACTGGTCCTGTCAACAAGCAGCGCGTGTCTGGTTTCTCTGGCATCGCATCTTCACGCTTCAACATTGACGGTGGCGCTCGTCCTGCAACCATCATCGGTGCTGCTGACATCTATGTGTCAGACTTCGGTAATGTGCAAGTCGTGCCTAACCGCTTCCAGCGTGAGCGTGACGCTTTCGTGATCGACCCAGATTACGCAAAGTTGATGACTCTGCGTCCTTACCAACAAGTTGAGTTGGCTAAGACAGGTGACGCTGAGAAGCGTATGTTGATCGTTGAATGGGGTCTGAAAGTGACCGCTGAAAATGCTCACGGCATTGCCGCCGACTTGATTACTTCTTAATCAAACCAAGGAGAGGGGAGAGAGAAATCTCTCCCCTTTTTTACATGACTGAAAAGAAACTATTTGACAAAGATGATGCTCTTGGCATCACAAGAATTTGGCACTACGATGCCGACAAAGATGAAGCAACGATTGAGACTCGTCAAGATGTCTCGCAGATCATTGAAGAAAACAAACAAGAGTACGCACAGATTGATGAGCGTGCTCGATGGGGTGAATGGACTCGCGTTGCCAGCATCCCGATGTCTATCTACTTCAAGATGAAGGCAGAAGGCAAACTTGACGATGAAGCATACATGAAGCGCTGGCTCAACGATCCCGACAACAAGTATTTCAGAACAAGATCGGGCGAAGTATGAGCGAAGAAAATATTAATTACATCGCTGTCTGTACGCCAGCGCGTGACATGGTTCACGCTAACTACACCTTTTGCTTGGTCAACATGGTGGCGTACCACACGATCAACACACCTGACGCTGTTGCCTTGAAAATCAATCAGGGAACATTGATTCAAAACCAGCGTGCTGACTTGTGCCTTGAAGCAATGCGTGAAAACTGCACCCATGTGCTGTTTGTCGATTCAGACATGACATTCCCGCAGGACATGATTGGTCGTTTGTTGGCTCATAACGAAGACATCGTGGCAACCAACTGTGCGCGTAGGCGTATGCCGACAGGCCCAACTGCTAGGGGTATGAACTCAGAGCTGGTCTACTCGATGCCTGAGTCAACTGGCTTGGAAGAAGTGCAGTCTATTGGCATGGGTGTCATGCTGATCTCACGCAAGGTGTTTGAATCTTTGAGTGAACCTTGGTTTGAGACACCTTGGCGCACCGATAAGCGTGGCTATATTGGTGAGGATGTTTTCTTCTGTCGCAAAGCGCGTGCTGCTGGCTTTAAAATCTACATAGACCATGACCTCTCGAAAGAAATCGGTCATATTGGCACTTTTGAATTCAAGCACGATCACACTTGGGTGATGCGTGACTTGGAGAAAGCTAAAGAGGCAAGTTGATGGCACTCAGCACATATTCGGAATTAAAGACATCGGTAGCAGATTGGCTGAATCGTTCAGACCTGACTTCTGCTGTGCCTGACTTTATTTCATTGGCTGAAGCGCAGGTCGAGCGCAGACTGCGTACCCGTCAGATGATTGTCAGGGCTACCGCGACCATTGATTCTGAATATAGTGCTGTTCCAGCCGACTTCCTTGAGGCTCGTTCTCTGAAGTTGCAGACCAATCCAATCACGCCAGTTGGCTTTGAGACGATTGACTCGTTGGATGATCTAAGCACTCGCTACACATCTTCTGGCAAGCCTCAGTTCTTTTCGATTGTTGGTGGTCAGATCAGAACTGTGCCGATTGCTGATTCTTCTTATACGGCAGAGCTGGTTTACTACGCGAAGCTGAGTAAGCTGTCTGACAGCAACACGACCAACTGGCTTTTGACCGCTGCTCCTGACATCTATCTTTATGGTGCTTTGATGCAAGCTGCTCCATATCTCAAGGATGATGCGAGAATTGGTACATGGTCGCAAATGTATTTGACAGCGTTGCAAGACCTGCAAACTGCTGATGATCGTGGCTCTACTTCAGGCGGGGCTTTGGTTGCGAGAGCGAGAACTTTAGGATAAAGGAAAGATATGTCATCTTTTAGCAATTACACCGAAAACCTGCTGCTGAATTGGTTGCTCACAACCAACTCTGCAACCCGTCCGACAGCTTGGTATGTTGGACTGTTTACCGCTGCACCATCGGACGCAGGTGGCGGTACTGAGGTAACTGGCAACGGTTATGCGCGTGTGGCTACTGGCACGATCAGCGTGTCTGGTACTGACACCACGGCAACAAACGCTGCTGCAATCGAGTTTGCTGCTGCCTCTGGTGGCAATTGGGGAACGATCACCCATGCAGCCATCTTTGATGCTTCCACTTCAGGCAATATGCTGGCATGGGCGCAATTGACCACATCACGCACCATCAATGATGGCGATGTGTTCCGCATTCCTGCTGGTAGCCTGACAGTCACCCTGACCTAATCATGGCTGCATACGGCTCTGGCTATTACGGCGGGGGCAATTACTCCTACGGGGTAAGCCTCGGGGCTTTTGCCGTATCTTCTGCCAGCACCGTAGCCATCAATGCAAAGCGCGTCTGCATAGGCGCGTTTGCCGTTTCTAGCGCCAGCACAGTTGCTGTTGCAGCCAATGTTGTCAAGTCTGGCGCTTTCTCTGTTTCTTCTAGCAGTTCTGTTGCTGTCGCTGGTCAGCGTTTGGCTGATGGTACTGCTGCTATCTCATCATCTAGTTCTGTCTCTATCGCTGGTCTGCGCTATGCGATAGGTGCAGCAGCAATCAGCGACACAAGCACAGTTGCTGTCAATGGCGTGCGTTATGCCATTGGCGCGTTTGCTTCGACTGATGCCAGCACAGTCGTTATCAATGGCATTCGCGTTGCATTGGCACAGATGTCAATTCTTGATGCTGCAACGATGGTTGTTGGTTCGCAGGTGATTGTGAATCAGGCTGTCACGATTGAGGCATCAAGTTCTGTTGTCATTGATGGCGCTAGAGTTCAAACTGGTTCATTTGCATTTGTTGACTCTTCAACTGTTGTCATCAACGGTGTCAAAAAATGGGAAAATGAGAGCGATACACCTGAGACATGGACTGCACAGCAAGACACATCTGAGGATTGGACAGCGATAGGTGATTCAAGCGTTACATGGACTGACGAGTCAGACACTCCTGAAACTTGGACACCAATCTCTGCAAATAGTAAATCATGGCAGATCGCCGCAACGAGGTAAAAAATGGCAGATTCAACTACAAGTAACCTATCGCTGACCAAACCAGAGGTCGGTGCTTCAACAGACACATGGGGTGGCAAACTAAACACAGACCTAGACACCATTGATGCGC